ATACCGAACAGCACAGGCAGGACGCGACCAACCTCGAGCACGGCCTGAAAGCAGTCATGGACGACGCAGCCCTCCAGGAGCCGACCATCCCGTGGAAGGTCGTTGCACAGTACCTCGTGGCGCACGGCTACGCAGTCGTCGAAGCACCCGTTTTGACCGGCCTCATGGAGAGGCCCGAAAGACCCGTGGAGACAGATTACGATAACGAGGAAGACTACAACGCCGCACAGACCATATACACGGCGAACCGCCGCTCCTTCAACCCCGTCAGGATTCGTGTCCCCCATCCCGCAACGGTACTGATGAACCCGCGGGAGAAGGTCCCGTCGATGGCAATTAAGGCATCGAAGATGACCGCACAGGAGCTCCATGACCAGTCAGTCATGAAGAAACGCCGGCAGAGAAGGAAGTACGCTGACATATTCGAGCTCGACGACAGGGACCCCTGGGACGAGGTGGAGTGCTGGGACTACTGGACGCCGCAGTGGCACGTCAAGCTCCTTGCCAACCCCGCACCGGCCTACGGCTCACCGGGCTCAAGGGCCGCAACACCCATCTGGATGGAGCGGAACACCTGGGGCTTCGTGCCCTTCGTCCACGCTTTCGCGGGATGGGGCATGGATATAGCAGACACCGGCGGAGACCCGAAGAACTTCGCACAGGGCATACTGACGCCCAACAAGGAGACCATAAGGAAGCGCACGCAGGAGATATCCGCCTTCCACCAGATCCTCTTAAGATTCGCCTTCGCGCCGATGGGCACATCGAGAGACCCCATGACACTCGCGCAGGCCATCTCCAATGAAGGAATCTTGGAAGGGGACCCGCAGGACTTCTGGGTCATGAACACTCCCGACGTACCGGGCTGGGCCCTGCAGCTGAGGTCGCAGACCGATTCCACCCTCGAGATGGGGACGTACTCATCTGCCCTCGCCGGCGTCAGGCAGGCAGGGGTGACCACGGTGGGCCAGCAGGCCATATTGAACACCGCGGGCATGAGGATATTCTCGGGCGTCGCACTGCAGAGAGAGCACATGGCATCCATCGTGGGGTCACGGATACTCCAGATGGTTGACACCGTGTCGGAGCTCAGTGACGGCATCGGCGCAAACGGGAAGACATTGAGAAAGTCCCAGATACACAACGTCTACGGGATACAGGTCGCATTCCCCCATGCCGAGCCCGTCATGGAACTCCAGCAGAGGCAGATGGCCATGAGCGAGTACGGCGCGGGACTCATAGACCCCATGACATACTACGAGACCGCGGGATACGAGAACGGCACCGAGATAAAACAGAGACTCATCGAGGAAGCAGTGAGAAACCTCCCCAGTGTCAGGGAGAGGATAGAGACACTCGTGGCACAGCAGATGGGACTCGTTGACGAGGAGAACGCAGAAGCCGTCGCAGGAGAGGTAGCCCAGAGACAGCAGGCTATGGCACCGCAATTCCCCGGCATGAACGGGGCAGGCGGGCCACCCGGCGGACCACCCGGCGGCGGCGGGCCGGCAGACCTCAACACACCACTAACACCGGATACATTCAACCCTGAGAGGATAGACCTTGCCCGCTAAAAGCACCAATCCATATACAAATGCCATCCTGAGCGTTATAGGCGAGTATAAGACCGTTAAGAAGAATGTCGCAAAACCCGCAAAAAGGATGCCGAAGCTCATGCAGGAAAAGCAGAAACCCGCCGGTATGCCCAGGCTCTCCCAGTCTATGGGACAGGCAGGGATAACCATGCCCGACGAGAAATGGGTGCTGGGTTGATATGGAGCAAAACTTTGTTGATGTCTTTGATCCGATAGGGGCACTTGAAAAGGAACGAAAAAGATTTCGGATTCGCGAGATCTGGAACGCACGCCTCAACCCGCCCGACCGCCCTGCCGCCCTCGGCAATATCACATGGACCGATCAGCAGATAGACGAACGGAATGTGCTCATAGACAATATAAATACTGCTTTGACCGATGAGGCACGGGATATGTGGGTTGAGGAACTGGCAGATTTTGATGATGCTGAGAAATTTGCTCCTTTCAAGCTATCTGTTGATAGCCCTGTCGAAAGAAAGGAGATCGAGGGCATACAGGCTGAGATGGCAGACCAGACCTACATGGAATTTGCCCCTGTTACCAATGAAAAACTTGACAGCTATATTGAAGAGCTTGCCTTTGAGATAATCAAGGAAAGAAGGTTATCCGGAATAGACACCGCATTCACATATAGCTTTGAAGCCGCCGTCAGTTTTGTGGAAGACAACCTCTTTGCCAACTGGGACATACATCCCAGGACCAAAAAGGCCGTGCAGAACGAGATTCCGGTCCGCGCGGGAATGAATCCCGATGATATCCACGGCTTCCAGATACTCGATGCTGCGGCAAATGAGCTTAACAAGACACCCCAGCACATGACTGGTAACGATAAATACTGGCTTTCTGTGGACAAGAGCATCGAAAGAGGTATCTACCCACCGGAATGGAAGTCGGTGCTACTTCGGAGAGATGATTTGTCTGCCGGGGAGGCAGAAAGATTGCTCACAACCCTCGGGTTGGAGGTCGGAACTGACCCCGTGGCACAGTTGGACAGCATCGCCGAGACATGGAATATCGATTTTGCACGAAATATTTTGAATGTCAACCAGGATGCCCGGCTCTCAGGGAACGTGGAAACCTTCTTCGACGACCTGACGGTCACCACGACGAAGGAAGGGCTGGACCCCAGTGATGTGTTCCCGAGGATTGGAGGGGCGGAACTGGATGACCAGGCCCTGTACTCCGAGTTCACATCAAAAAGCTGGAATTTTACCAATAGCATCGAGGATAACATCAAGGCTCTCATGGGAGAGGAGAACGTGGACTTTGGTGAAGAACGGCTCTACAGCCTGAATCCCAATTCAAACACATGGCCGACAGCGCTGACAAACAAGTTCACCGATAAAAGTATTAAGGGTGAGGTTGGACTCGCACAGCGGGACATGATAAAGAGGATCGCCGACAGCCCCGAGGGAAAGGCATATAAACTGGCGCTCCTCGACAGGACGGAGAACCCCTCACTTGAAGAGTCCTTTGCCATATACAAGGCGTTTAAAGAAGAGATGGGTGAGGGCAGTCAAAACTTCCTTTCAACGGTAGTTACCGAACTGGACACCATACAGGATATGGACTATGCCGAAGACCTGAAGGATGTTCTTAAGCGAGAAACACTTGCCAAGGAATACCTCTCACGGTTCAGGGGTATGGGTGATGATTACAAAAAGCCCGAGTTTGCAGCCCTTGTATCTGACCTGATGCCCAAGCTCTTCGGTTACCGCAACTTCGACCACCTGCAACAGGATCAGGCACTCGCCGACGCAGTGGTTGAGCAGTATATCGAGATAGTCAAGAGCAGGCCCTTCAGCGCAGAACATGACATGAAAACGAGATCCGGTCGTAGCGACGCTCTTGAGGATCTTCTCGAGAGGGATCTTAACGAGGAAGCCTACGCTATTTACCAGAAAGCTCCCGAGGAAGTGAAGGACGCGCTCCGTGCAAAGCTCGGTGATTATGCCAACGAGTCAGAAGCCCTTGCCGATCCTGCCTTTGTTGACCTTGCCGGTAACACTATCTCCGCAGGAGCGCAGGTAATTGCCGATAAGGAAGCAAAAGAAGCGGCCAAGATAGCAAAGGCAGAGACCGATGCGGCAAAGGCAGCAGCCACGGCAGAGGAAAATGCCCGTCTTGCGGTTATCAAAAACAGGAAAACGCTGAACGACAACATTGGTAACTACGTGATTGATGATCTCAGGAACAGGGGGATTATCACGGCAGACAGTTCACCCGAGTTCGTCCGTCACCTTATGAACAACGTGGTGTCACGTGTATCAAACCGTATTTCCTTTGGTGGCGGCATAGATGCAATGGACGATCTCGCTCCTTTTATTCAGGCTGAGGTCGAAAAGGCCCCCGCCTTTGATCTTTACGAGAGTGATTTCAGAAGGCAGATACTCGCAACAGACCAGGATCTGCCCCCCGGTGTCCGTCCCTCACAGATCGCCGCACCCATACCGGGATTTGATTATGCGGCTGTCTCGGGAGAGATGCAGGAATTCGGCTTCGAGCGTCCAGAATTCGCACGGTTCATGCAACAGCAGATGTCCGATCCTGAGTTTGCACAGCAGTTCAAGGCTGCTGCCACCCCTGAAGTGGATACTGTGAGGTACGGTTCCGCTTTATCGGGCGGTCCCCGACAGGGCAGTGATGCTTACAATCTTCAGAAGGACCGGCTTGACTCCTTCCAGAATGCCTATGACCGTGCAGTGTCAGGCGGTGATGAGCAGGCAATAGAACGGGCAGAAGCTGCACTCGACAGGGCGAAGACCCAGTTCAGCCGCGAGGTGCCGAGAGAAACCCAGCTTCCGACCAAGCGGCTGGAAGAGCTACGGCAGGTCACGGCAACCTATTCTCCCGCGGAACGTGCAGCCAGGATGGAAGCGGCACAGGCCGTGCCGGCAGGATTCGGGGAACAGTACCAGGCGGCACTCGAGAGAGAACGGTTCGCACAGGAATCCATCCAGCAGGCAATCAGTGAAGGAAACAGGGGAGCGCAGGCCACCTACGAGAAGCTGCTTAAAGAAACACAGGAAGAGGCAAAACGGCTAAAACAATTTACCACCGATGAGTTCTTCGGCTTCGTCCGGGGACAGGCAACCACTTCCGGCCTCACATCCCGACAGTTCTTCGAAAGGGAACTGCCCGGATTTGAAAAGAGGTTTGAACAGAGTCCGTTCTTCAGGATGCAGGAACAGCGGCTTAAACAGCAGGAAGAACAGAAGAAACGTAGGGCCGAGTCCGAGGAAAGGGCTGCGGAAAGTCGCCGCAGGGGCAGGTTAAGGGGTGGTGCCATGACAGTATTCGGCAGGAGAGAATAATGGGAAAAGGATTCTCACTCACACAGATAAAGGGATTTACCCCTGAACAGTCAATTGACTACTTCAAGGGACTGCCCGGCTTTGAACATCTCGCACAGCAGATCCGTGAGCGTGAGCTCGGGTTTGAATTGGAAGATAAGCCCACGACAGAGGATCTGGCAGGCAAAGTCACGGAAGAATCCATACGAAAGACCCTCATGGGAGAATACGCTCCGACTTTTGCGCTGTCAGAGGTACAGGAAGGCTTGAAACTGGAACCAGATCCGATTGAAGTGGACGTAGAAGTACCTGATTACAAGGGTCCGATCAGTCCCTTACAGGCTATGTCGGCAGAGGCAGAGATAGTTACAACCGGCGTAGGGGTAGGAAGAGAACAGATAGATAAGTACACCTACGGACTTGGTACAAAAGTACTTGATACCATCATACCTGGTGCGGCTCTCACGGGGTTGCTTCCAAAGCCTTCCGAGGAATCGAAGAAGATTCTTACCGATCTTATCAGCGGCAAGGGGGAGCTCTCCGTGGAGGAATCGGTTCGCACTCTTGCAGAGATAAACGAGGCCCGTGCCTTTCACGAGCAGTTGATTTCGGGCATCTTTGTACCGACCAACATAATTGGTATGCCCATACTGGGTGGAAAGACTGCCGTTACGGTAACCAAGGCAGCGAGAAACGCGCAGATCTTCAAGGATATCGTTGAGCATATTCCCGCTGTGCTGTCGAATAACCCAAAGGCAGCAATAGGGCTCAAGTCTGCAAAGACGGAAATCCTCCAGGGAGTTATGAACAAACCCCTACAGATTCCCGGCCTCGAGCAGACGCCTATCTTTGAGAAGGATCTCCTTTTCTGGATCAATATGCCTGCCGATGAGGCTGTTGATATCGCTCGTTACAGCAGAAATATCGCAAAAGAGGGAGGGACTTCAGGTGCTCTCCATGTCACGGATCTCAACAGTTCGATCCAGCGTCTTGTGGATGTCGGCCTGATAAATAGGGTTGAGGGAACAGGGCAGATAACCAAGGCGATTCAGAGTGGTTCCTCTGAAGCTGTGGGGATACTCAGAAACTACGGCAAGACGATAGGTGTCGAGGGGGCAAGTGATGCGAATTCATTTGTCTCGGGACTCAGGTCAATTGAGAGTATCGTAAATGAGATAGTGACGATTGAGAACCCTATTATCCGACAGTTTGCAAAGAAGTTCGGTGTTAACCCTTCAGTTGCGGCCACAACGGACGTGGAAAAGGCGGTTATCGCCTACGCAAGACAGAATAGCAGTGTATCGGAACTTGTTGAGATAGCACTTCAGGGCGGTCTTGATGCGCAGACTTCGCGTTGGATGGGCCGTACCCCTTTCAAGATTGACAGGGACGGCATTCTCGACGGGACAGGTACGCATTGGATGGATGTGTTTTCCGACCCGAAAGCCTTTGCTGATAATCTCAGTGATGCGACAAAGGCCTATATAGATGACTACATCCGTATAGCCGATGAGATGGAGAAGCTCAGGGTTGCCAGTGGCCTCGATCCTCTTTCGAAGGATAGGAACGGACTATTCTATGTGCCGAGGCAGGTACTCGGCGTGGACGATATTGAATTCTTGAGACAGTCAGATTCTCATTTTGGAAGAAAATGGGATACGGCAACTGAAGCTATGCTTGGTCGTATAGATCCCACAATCAAGCCGGGTGTTGGTAGAGTCGTATATGAAACAGATCCAAGAGAAAACTTGCGAGTCCATCTTCAAGCTGCATATCACGAGATTCTCGATGGTCAGTTAAGTGATTATATTGCTTCGAAGGGCAGGTCCTTTGCTCCCACGGAGATTCTTGAAAAGCTCAACCCGAAGGTATTTGCACGGCATGAGGCCGCAACAAAAGCGGTTCTTAATGCCAAGAACAGGCTGAAGCAGCTTACCAATGAATTGCCGGCAGTGCCGATAACAAGGGAAACAGGTGCGGGGACTGGAATTTCACGCAGGATTGCTGTGATCCAGGAAGGTGCTGCTGCAAGAAAGGCCGTGCAGAAACAGATCGAAGAAGCAAGGGCTGCCTTCAAGGCGGCTCAAGCTGAATTAAAAGCGTCAAAAGCTCAGAGAACCCGTGCGCTTGAAAAGATCAGAAGATCAGAAATAGTTTCGGGGACATTATGGGGTGAAGTTAGTGATGAGGCTATTCCTGTAAAGATGTGGCGTAACCGTATCTTCAAGCTCGATGATTTCGAAGCACTGGAAGCGGGTATCGGGCATATTGCAGGCGATACAAAAGGTTTTACTAAGGCTCTCGGCAGGGCCGTTGACACGTCGCGGTGGCTACAGTCAAACGGTGACTTCGGGTCTCCATTTATACAGGGGCTACCTCTAATGTGGAGAAATCCTGGGATGTGGACCAAGGCCACACTCAAACATTTTGAGGCATGGGTTTCCCCGACAACACAGGCTCGTTTCATAAGGCAGAATCTCGGTACATTCCAGGAGATGGCACAGTACGGCGTGCCCGTGGGGGATGTTGAGTTCTTCCGTGCGATGCAGAAAGGCAGGGGTATATCTCCCGGTGCCCTGTTAACAATGCTTCCTGAAGAAGAAGGGGGAAAGATTTTTGGGGACATGGTCGCGGGGAAGAACGTGGCTGTGGCAGGACGTGCCGGCGCATCATTACGCCGTGGGGCCAGGTCAGTGCAAGACCAGTCACTCGGCAGGTTCCAGACTTCTTACAATATGTTTCTTGCCATGTCACGGGCCATGATGTGGAAGGGGATGAAGGAATCGTGGACACAGCCAGGGAAACAGGGGAACACGCTTGGTGAGCTCGGAGCGTACATCAGGAACATGACGGGTGCTCTCGACTCGAAAGCACTGGGTGTTTCTGCTGGGCAGAGAGAGATTGAAGGTATATGGCTTGCTTTCTCTCCAAGGTTGCTCCGCTCCACCATCGCTCTTGTAGCTGATGCAGGCCGGTATATTCCCGCAGAAGCTGGCAGACTTACCGGCGGTCCTGGTGCCACTGTCAGGCAAAAGGAATCAGCAAGGGCCATATCCAGTCTTCTCATGGGTGTACACGGAACTTATGTAACAGCACAGATAAGTTCCGGTATGGCAAAGGGGCACGACTCAAAACGTATCTGGCAGGATATTCAGGAAGGGATGAATCCTCTCAGCGGTGGTAAGTACCTCAGCATAGAGGTTGACGGACAGATGTACGGTGTTGGCGGGCAGGTGAGAGCGCTCACACAACTTCTCTACGGGGTTACATCTTCCCTCGCTCCGGGCGGAGACCCCCTGTCTAATATCTGGCAGCTTAACAGCCGCGATAATCCCTTGCTCAGATTCCTTGCATTCCGGGGCGCGGTCGGACAGGAATGGGCTGGTGCGGTTATCGAGGGGACGACGGATATAGATGCTCTCCCCTTCGATAGCGTGGATCGTCCGATGGATATCCCTGCCCATGTTTTTGAGAGCTCCCTTCCCTTTGTCGCACAGGGAGTACTTGAAGGCGACAGCGCACCGGGTGTGGCAATAGGAAACCTCGGATTGAGGAGCCAGCCGCTCTCTCCCGCACAGGAAGAAACAAAATTAGTGGAAGATGCTTTCTACCAGATGAGCCCCGAGGAACTTGCTGAATATGACCATGAAGCAGGCAACTGGCCGGGGAGGCACTGGAAACGGGATCTCAGCAGTGAGCTCAGGGAAGACATATCCGAGGCAAGTCCTGAGATACAGGCTGCTATCCAGCGCAAACTGGATGTGGATCTTGAGCTCGGCAGGGATTACGGCACATACAAGCAGGCCAAGATTGATCTGCGGAGTGTAAGGGATAACGCTATTAACAGTAACGCGGAAACATACAAGGATAAAACAAAAACATTACGAGAAAATATCTCAGCCCATTACCGGGATTATGCAGACGATGCCAAGGATCTTAATGAATCCGATCAGTATAAAGAGATGCTCGGGGAATTCGATGAGCTCGAGCCTTCTTCCCATCCGTTCGATATGGCGAAGGAAGAGTACTGGCGTGTGATGACGCAAGACCCCCCGCTCGAAGATCCCGTTACTCTTGAGTACGACTTCAAGGAGCACGATGAGAGAATTGAGAGTCTGCAAAATAATCCTCTTACGGCAAAGTATTTTGACAGGATCAGGGCTGATATCGAGGAAGAAGCTCCGCCCATAGTGCAGGAACTCAGGAGAGACCGTGACACCTTGCGGCCTTTCTGGGATATTGCCGATGAGGTTGCAACCCAGTTCAAGTTTAATGACAGGTATGAATTTTACAGGGATCAGAATCAGCATAATCGTGCAGATATGAAGGATGGGCCTGTTCCTGAACTCGACTGGACGGCAAAAGACGCAGCCCGGCTGAGTCTCGTTGAAAAGAAGATTGATGCAGACAGGGAAGATATGCGTATGGAGGACCCTGTTATAGATGCTCTTCTGTGGAAATGGGATTACAGGACTAACGCTATTAACTTTGATGTTAAGAGGATATGGCTGACAAAGCTAAAACTGGAACAGGGCGGTGTTTTCACCGATAAGCTGGCTATTGAGAAGTTCATCGAGACCTATCAGTATGCGCCCAAGATACCCGTAGGGGCTCGGTAATGGTTACCTCGGTGAAACCCGGAGTCCGCTGTCCTTACTGCCGCAAGAAGATAGGTGATTATCTTCTGGGTACACTACATCTTGTGTGTCCGCGGTGTAAGAGGCAATTAATGCTAAGGTCGGACGGAGAAGCGATTGACATAAGGACGATAGATTCCTAGACTTAATCAAAATTGCCATAAACTATTTAGTGCGCTTTGCCGCCAGGACTATGTTCTTGGTGGCATTTTTGCTTTAAGAGGTAGTGCATGACATTAGAAAACGGGGCGATGGGCTTCGATACCCCACCGCCAGAAGCAGCAACCAACGGAACTGGCCAACTTGTTCCAGAACCCGATGCGGCTACAGGGTTAGCGCCCGTATTCCCAGAGGGAACAGGAGAACAACAGCCCAGTATCGAGTCGCTGCAAACGCAGATAGCCGAGCTCCAGCAGCAGGCCACAAAGAGAGAGAACGATTACCGCTCTCTTGAAGGCAGGCTGAAGAGCTCATCGAAGGAGACTACTCAGTTTGACGAACTCTCCGAGGGGTTAGCCGTCTTATCAGACACGGTAAATGCGTTCATTCGTCACCAGGGGACTCAGGATGAAGAGCAGTTCAGAGAAGACCTTCAGAAGGTTGAGGCGAATGCCTCGAACCGGAAGCAGAACTCTACCTTCCAGCGGACTTCCCAGTTGATGATTGATGAGATCAGCCAGACAGTCAGAGAAGCGGGGCTTGACCTTCAGGCCGCAGAGGAGCTTGCGGAATTCCGCGACATCTGGGGGCCTGCATACGAAAACCAGGATATAGCCGGTCTCTATCAGGCACAGGCAGCGTTCAACAGGGCGATGCGTGAGGTTGAGAGACGGCAGAGGGAAGAATCTGAAAAGGCCCACGAGGAAGCCCTTAGAAAGGCCCTCGAGGAACACGGTGTGAACACGTTGGATCTCGATTCGACATCGTCCGCGCCGTCTACTATGGGAACGAACAATCTTCTTTCAAGGCTCGGCAACTCCGATATGGCGGTCTCACGGGATGAGATAACACAGGCGGCAGAAATCCTGAGAAAGCAGGGAGTCCGCATTTAGTCATATTAAGGAGTAACCGATATGGCAGCAGGTAACACGATTACTGATAGCCTTGCGGACTCTATTCCGACGATGATCGCTTCTGCGAGAATCGTAAGAGAGTTTGCAGGCGTAATGCCTAACCTCGTCGATAGGCAAAGGCTCGACGACAACACGGGAACAGTCTGGAACGAGGTTTCGATGGCGAAACTCACGGCACAGGCAGTCACCGAGAGCACTGAGCTCGACAACCCACAGCAGATGAGCGACACGCTTTTGTCGATCACCCCGACAGTGATTGGTGTTCACACCATAATCACCGACAGGGTCGCATTGAGAATCAGCGCCAATGCTTACGCGCAGACCGGTTCCCTGGCACAGAACGCTATTGAGCGAAAGAAGGACGCAGACGGCCTCACGGCTATTGATGGCGCAGGCACTAGTCTTGGCTCTTCTTCCGCAGCCCTGGACACAAGTGATATCAGTTCGGCAGCTTACCAGATCACATCGAACACGACGGAACCTGCTCCTGCAAGCGCCCCGATAAACGCTGTGTTCCACGGCTTCCAGCTTGCTGACATCGACTTCCAGTTGACCACTCCTGGTATCACGGCAATTGCAGACTTCGAGGCTCAGGCCGGTGCCCCTCTAACAAGTGGTATCGCAGCCGAGGCTTTCCAGAACCGGTACAGGGGAAACATCGCGGGAGCCAGAATTTTTGAGGACGGCAACCTGACGATTTCCTCCACACCAAGTGCAAAGGGCGGAGTTTTCAGCCAGCAGGGGATTATCCTCGTAGAGGGCAGATCACCTTATGTTGAGACGAAGCGAATGCCTGAACTTGGCGGTGGCGCAACTGCACTTTTTCACTATGATGAGTACTCATTTGGCGAGAGATCTTCGGGCAACTGGGTAATTGAAGTCCATACGGATGCAACCGCACCCGCTGGATAGATTTGAACGCTCGTCGTGAGGCATGGGCTGCTAAACACGGCCCCATACCGAAAGGCTGGGTGGTTCATAACATGAACGGCGATATGGAGGATAACAGGCTGGAGAACCTGGCCTGTATTCCTCGCAAGACATCGAATATAAGTGAAGTAGTCGCTCCCTACAGGAAGCGTATAAGAAAACTGGAGCTACAGCTTCAGGAGGAAAAATAGATATGGCGACAGTACAAAGTGGATCAGGAAAAATACGGCTGTTTAACGACTTTTTCGGGGTGGGCGACACCTTAGCTTTGACGGCTGACACCGCCGAATTGGGAGACTTCTACGCCGGTGGTGAAGGTTTCGAAGATGCCGACGCTGGGATTGCAGGGAAAGATGCTCTTTCTGGTGTTGTTACGATTACATCTGGCAACACCGACGCAGACACGACCTTCATCGGAACGCATATTGCATTTGACGTTGCCCTGATGGGACCGATTATATTGGAGACCAGGGTACAACTCCCGGACCTCGACACCAAGGAGATATTCTTTGGATTGACAAGCATCCTTTCGGTTGATGAGCAGCTCGAGGACATTGTGATAAACGCATCGTCCAGCACCATTACTATGCCGGCAGACCTTGCCGGGTTTTACCTGAGTGACGAACTCAGTGACGATGAGGACTGGCACGCCATTCACAATGGAGGAAGTGCTGCTGCCTCAACTACTACTACTGCCGTTAACTTAGAAGATGACGCAGTAGCTGGTGAATGGCAGGTACTTCGTTTGGAGGTAGCCCCTGATGGCAAAACCTACTGGTATATTGACGGCGAGTTAAAGAAGACCGTGGCGGGCGCAGTATCGACGAGTACAGACTATGCTGTTGTTTTGGCCGCAGGCGCTAACACTACTCAACTTAACATCTTCGACTGTGACTACATACTCGTAGAGGCTAATAGAGACTGGACTGTCTAGGAAT